ATAAAATGACTTCCATATCATAATCAATTGTAACGATATAAGGTAAAGCAATTTCATTTTCATCTTCTCCTAAATCTAAATCTACATGCATTTCTAAAATTGTATGTAATCTATCGGCAGATGATGGAGACATTCCTTCTAATCTTTGAAGTGTTTGTTGTATTTGATCATCTACATTTGTATCTGATTGAGTTTTAGTTAATGCTATATCTCTATAAAATCCTATAACTTGATATTTTCTAATTTCGTTTACAGATAATTTCATTACCTGAGTATATCTTTCTGAAGTTTGTAAATCTGTATTTTGATATGATATTACAAAATCTTCAGCTGGTACAAATTTTGCACAAATTCTATCTAACGTATCATCGAAGTATATTTTTTTAAAAGCTGAACCAGATAATGATAAATAAAATAACATTTGATCTAATTCATTAAAGTAATCTGGTATTTGTGTAGTAAGTTGATAATTCATAAAATCTTCAACTCGTGCAGCTTGATCTATTTTTTTATCTGTGGGTTTTCCTATTATTTGAGTTTTAACAGGTCCTCCTGCTGGAAATAATTCAGAAATAGCTCTAGCTTGAAATTGTGTGGCTGCTTCTGCAAGTAATGGATGATGTACTCCAGAAGCACCAGGAAATGGATCGTTTCTATCTTCAACAATTACACCTAACATCTTTAGACCTTTAGAGTATTGGTCTTCCCATTCTTTTCTTGAAGACTTATCATCTTCATAAGCAGTGATTAATTGTTTTCCTATTCTTGAAATTTTAAAACTATCTAAAGTTTCTGCAAGATTTTCATAATGATCAGATTTAAATTCTTCTTCAGCTTTATCAGTTTCATCTTCATTTACATCGACAGTAATCTTCTTACCTTCATCATCGGTGTATTGCAGTTTCTGTTTATCTAGTTCTACTTCAAGTGCCATATTATTTTTTAGGGAATCCTTTTTTCATATTTGCATATGCTTTTTTAGATATAGTAGATTTTGATTTAGGTCTACTCTTTCCCATTTTTTTTCTTTTATTTATATTTGCGTATAATCCTTGTTTCATTTTTTTCCTTTTTTAGTTGTACCATCAGGATTTCTATTTTTACTTTTTTTACCTTTAAGTATGTCTCTATCTACTTTAGCAGCTTTACCGCCTGTTAAAGCAGAATTTACTCTTGCCATAGCCCATGCTTGTGATGATACACCTGGACGATGACCTCCTGTTCTGTAAGCAGCAAGACCTCTATTATAAATTTGTCTTATTTTAGAAGTTGATACTCCAGATTTTTTGGCTTTATTTTGTATTGCCTTTGCAACATTACCCATATTTTTTTCTAAACCTTTCATTATGTGGACTTTGTTTTTTACTTCCTTTTAACTTACCTTTTTTATTTAAATCACCTGGTAAAATACCTGAACCTTTAGTATTTTTATTTAATCTTAAAAGAGCAGCTTTTCTTGCTGCTCTTTCTTTACCAGATAAACCGGCAAGATAATCGGACTTTACTTTTCTTTTTCTAGGTTTTGTCATTTGTTTTTCAAACCTTGATCTAGTTAACATTTACTTTTTCTTTTTTTTGATTACGCCTCTTGCTATTAAAATATCTTTTTTAGTAACTTTACCGTCACCTGACATATCTGGAAAAGATTTTTTATTTTTTTTCTTTTTTACCATTTTTCCTCCTTTTGTTTCTACATATCCTTTTTTCTCTAATCTTGTTTCTCTGGCTTCCATTTTTTTAGTTTCTTTATTCTCATGTGCCATTGATTCGTCTTTAGCTGCTCTCATTATTTTTTTCCTTTTCTTGCTTCTGATAAAGCAATTGCTATAGCTTGTTTTCTTGATTTAACTTTTTTCTTTGATTTTCCAATATTAAGTTCTCCCTTTTTATATTCTTTCATAACTTTGGAAATTTTATTTTTCATTTTTTTCATTGTTTAATACCTCCGGGTTCATACCCTATACATCTATAGTATAGTATAAAACAAAAAATCACTGGAATAAAGCGAATTATTCCAGTGATTAAACAATCAAAAAGGATCTTATTTTGAGAAGTTTGCTTTGTAATCTTCAAAAGCATCTTTCCAGAACTTTTGAACTTTCTGATTATAGTCAGTCCAGAAGCTCTTAACTTTACTATAATCTAAATAATCTAAAGGGTTAAACATAATTATCTCCTATTGTTAATAGTTATATAATTACTTTTTTCCACATTTACAGGTCTCGTTCTTAAATCTTTTAGCTCTTAGCTTTAACTCATATCTCCATAATTTATATGATAACCATGAATTAAAGTTATTTAATAGTCTAATTATCATCGACATCTCCATCTTCTTCTAGCTTGTCTCAATCTTGAATTAGGATCTTTTGCAGCTTTAGGAAACATTTTCATTTGACCTGCTGATCTTGCACAATAAGATTTTCTTCTATTTGCTGATTTACTTCCTGGCTTAACTTTACCAGTAACAGCTGTTGATAATTTAGAACCAGGATTAGCTCGTCTATATGCCATAACACCTTTACGTGTCATACCTGCACCTGATTTAGTAGGTCTAAAATTTCCAGATTTTACAGAAGTGTTAATTGGATTTTCTCGTCTCATACTCTTCCTTGTCCGTTATATTTTTTTTTATCAAAAGATTTATTAGGACTTTTAGAATGTCTTCCTGGTCTTTTCTTTTTAGTCCTTTTATAAAATAAACCAGTTCCGTATGGATTACTTTTTTTTGCCATTCTTTTTTTTCTTTGGCTTTTTTAAAATACTTCCAGTATCAATAGATTTTTGTAAACGACCTAAACCAGAACCTGAACCCGCTGTCATTTTCATGCTTTTTTAAATGGATTTGGTTTATCTTTATTTTTAAATTTTTCTCTACGTCCTTGAGGATATACATCTTTTTCTAAAGGACCTTTATCTTTAGAGATAGGAACTACTTCAGCAACTTCTTCAACGCCTTCCATACCATAGTCATTATCTTCTCTTGATGAATCTTGATCTTCCATATATCCTTTATCATCAAATTCTTTTTCTTTCGAAATATTTTCAAAATCTATATCTAAAATATTTTTAGTAATTTCTTCTGTAGTTTTTTTAACCATATTATCCTCTTGATCTATCTTGATTCTTTTTAAAACCATTATCATCAAATGATTCGATGCTTCCTATATATTCAATATCTGGATCAAAGTAAAGTTTCTTTCCTTTATTCTTTTCTCTTTCTTTATCTATATAATCCATTTCTTCTGGAGTTAAATAGTAATCACCTTGAAGGGCTATACCTTCATCTATCATGTCAACAACTGGAATTTTTTTTACCATTTTTGTTTTTCATTTTAGACTTAGAAGGCATTAAACCTTTTTCTAATTTTTTAGTATTAATCTTTTTCAATTAAATTACTCTCTTAATGATAATACCTTGTGGTTTAATTCCCATTAAACCTTGTTCAAAGTTTTCTCGATTGATTTTATCTTGATCAACTTCTTTTACAATTTCGTTAGCATTATCTTGCATAGCTCTTTTAAGCATAGCAGCATCTTCTTTTGCGCCAGGAAACTTTTCGTAAAATCTTTTATTAGAAGCTTTTACATCTTCTATACTATATTGTTTATTATTCTTCACCATCTAAATCCTCCGGTTTTGATAATCTTTGTGAAACTATACCCTGAAAACAAGTTTGTGTAAAGCTAGGAATCATCATATCAGATATAGGATTTTCAGGATGATCTACATAATAAGATATACAAGGAACTCCTTTCTTATCCCATGCTACTAAAGCATAACCTTTTAGATCCATTCTATCTGTAATAGCTATAGCTGAACTATGTAAAGCATCAATAACTTTATCATTTTCATGACGAGCTAATACTCGTGATGATGGCTTTCTATTAAAAACGTTAAGAGTAATAACGTTTGTGTTTTCTGTATTTTGTAACTTTTTCGTCATAATCTTCTTCAGGGTCATCAGGGTGTACTACTAAAAATCCTTCACGTATTCGCATAAGAGCTTGTACA